GTTGAGGAAGAGGACGCACTGATCAACTGGTGCTGCAACGCTGAGGAGATCAACGTGTGCGAGGCACTGATTGTGCTGATGGACACGGGCATGCGACTCAGCGAGCTGTTCCGCACCATCCCTGCCGACGTGGACCTGGAGCACAACATCATCAGCGTATGGAAGACCAAGGCAGACAAGCCCCGGTCCGTGCCAATGACTGATCGAGTGCGGCAGATCGTGGCTCGTCGGTGCAAGCGACGAAACCAGAACGGCTCGCTGTTCTACAACCTGCACCGTGGGCACCTTGAGTACGTCTGGGACTGCGCGCGCGGTGACCTGGGCATGGAGAACGACAACCACTGGGTGCTGCACATGCTGCGCCACACCTGCGCCAGTCGATTGGTGCAGCAAGGCGTCGACTTGTATGTGGTCAAGGAAATCCTGGGCCACAAGAGCATCACGGTGACAGAGCAGTACGCACACCTCGCAAAGCCACAACTACGAGATGCAATCCGCAAGCTTGAACAGGTCAACGGCAGACCAGCTCCAGCTCGAACGAGAAATGCTCACGCTCGGGCGGGATCGGGTTGAGCTAATCGCTAACCGCCACCGCAAGGGGCGCATGCAATCACTCAGCAAATGGGGGGAGGCGCTGACTGCTGTCGGCGTCGACCGCCTGGTCATGCACTTGCGGGCTGTGCGCAAGCGCATTGAGGCAGGCAAGGCGGGCCGCGCGTTCGCCCTGCTTGCACCCGTGACACACCTTCCACCCCAGCAGGTCGCTGCAACTGCCATGCGGGTGGTGGTCGACACGCTCAGCAGCTGCAATACGTTGCACCACGTCGCAGCGGAGCTGGCTGAGAAGCTCTGGATTGAGACGATGCTGGATCGCGCAAGCGCACAGGAGCTGCGCACCTTTCGGCGTGGCCGCAGTCGACGACGGCATCAGGTCGCTGCGATCAGCCATATGCGGAACACGGAGCAGTGGCAACCACGGGAGCGCATGGCATCGGGTGTCTTTCTCGTTGAGTTAATCGCAAAAGAGGTGGGCATCATCGAGATTGTGCTGGACCGCAGCTACAAGCCAGCCCGTCGTGTGGTCCGGCCGACTGATCAGTGCATGGCATGGGTGGAGAACGTGCACGAGCAGCAGCGGCTGATGACACCGAGCTACCTGCCGATGGTGGTTGAGCCGCGGCCATGGACGTCGCCACTCAGTGGCGGCTACCTCACTGACAGCATCCCGCTCACGCTGCTCAAGTCAAACGCTGAGCTGGTGGCACAGCACACCAAGGGTGACGAGCCATACCTGCTGGCCGCCAACGCACAGCAGAACGTGGCATGGCAGGTCAACGCATGGATGCTCGACCAGGTGCTGCATGCGTATGACAACAGCCTGGAGATTGGTTGCCTGATGCCACGGGATGGCTGGCCGGTGCCGCCATACCCCAAGCATTTGCCTGAGGACAGCGACGGCGTGATCAAGTGGCGCATCAATGCACGCCGCATCCACGAGCGCAACGACAAGACACGCACCGCACGTATCGCCATTGCCAAGTGCTTGTGGGTAGCCAAGCGATTTATCGACGAGCCCCGCTTGTACTTCGTGATGAGCCTGGATTTCAGGGGGCGGTATTACTACAGGCCGCCGTACCTCAACCCCCAGGGCAATGACGTGAGCCGGTGCCTGCTGCTGTTTAGCGACGGGCAGCCCATCACAACCAGCAAGCAAGCGGACTGGCTGCGGGTGCACGGCGCCAACATGTACGGCCACGGCAAGCTCGACTTCCAGTCACGCATTGACTGGGTGCATCAAGAGGAGCAGCACATCGTGGCCTGCGGCACTGACCCGTGGGCACACGCTGAGTTTTGGATGCGAGCCGACAAGCCGTGGTGCTTTCTTGCTTTCTGCCGCAGCTACATGCAGTTCAAGCAGCAGGGCTACGGCTACGTCTGCCAACTGCCCGTCACTCTGGACTGCACATGCAGTGGCATCCAGCACTACAGCGCACTGCTGCGCAACGAGGAGATGGGCAGGCTCGTCAACCTGCTGCCATCAGAGCAGCCGCAAGACATCTACGGCAGCGTCATCGCACGGGTGCTGGCTGCGCTGCGTGCAAGCGATGACCCTGATGCACGCAAGTGGTTGCAGCTGCAGCCTGACCGCTCGCTAGCCAAGCCTGTCGTCATGTGCCTGCCGTACTCGGCAACGCACAGTGCCTTCTACTTCAATTGCTATGACTGGGCTGTCGAGCGCAGCAACGAGTTGTTCAACGGCAAGACGTGGGCCACACGCAAGGGTGCAATGAGCACCGTGCATTTCATGGCACGCATCCTGCACCGTGAGGCAGCTGCGCTGATTGGCCCTGCTGAGCAGGCAATGAAGTGGTTCCGTGCCATTGGCAAAGACGCAGGCAAGCACAACGAACCACTGCAATGGACCACACCCAGCGGGCTGCTGGTGCAGCAGAAGTACATGGCAGCCAAGGTCAAGCGCATCCGCATGCACTACCTGTCTGACGTGCAGATGGACATCAAGATCAACGTCGACGACGACGTCGAACTGGACACCAAACGCATGGCCAATGCGCTGTCACCCAACGTGCTGCACAGCATGGACGCCAGCCACATGGCGATGGCCACGCTTCATGCGAAAGACCACGGCGTCACCAACGTGGCCGGTGTTCATGACTGTTTCGTGACAACACCTGCAGAGATGGAACAACTGCGCGACTCTGTCCGGGCAGCATTTGCTGCGCTTTACTCCGAGAGCTGGCTTGACTCCTTGTCTAACCAGCTCGCCCGGAGAAGGGGTGCCGAGTTGCCTTGTCCTGTGACAGGGCAGCTCGATCTCTCACAAGTGAAATCATCTGATTACTTCATCACATGAAAGCTGACTACGAATCCAAAACGTTCACCACACCGCCCTGCCGACTGACCTACGCCTGGCTGGTTGAACCAGACACCAAGTACCCGCCAGCTGTTTACAAGGTCACGGCACACATCGACGCCAAGGACGCAAGCGATCTAGAGCAAGAGCTGGAGGCGTATCACGCCGGCTACCTTGAGCACCTGGCAAGCACTGGCCCCAGCAAAAAGCTGGAGCTGAATGACAAGCCTTGGAAGTTTGAAGAGGACGACCACAAACGAGCAGTGTTCTCCGTCAAGATGAAGCGCAAGGCCAATGGCGTGCGCAGCGACGGCACCACCTGGTCAGCAGAAGTGGCGCTGTTCGACAGCGAGGGCAAGCCAATCCCTAACCGTGCACCACTAAAGAAGATGGGGCCCGAGACCACGGGTCGCCTCAACTTTGTGGCGGCTGGCTACACCGGGCCCAAGGGCACGGGTGTCACATGCAAGGTGCTTGGTGCACAGATCCTGAACTTTGTTGAGTACAGCAGAGGGGCTAGCAGCTTTGGTTTTCAGGCGGAAAGCACAGGCTTCAAGGCAGGCGACGTCCAGGAGGCAGAGCCGGAGGCGGATAACGCAGGCGACTGGTAGATACCGCAGCAAGTTTGAGGCCAACGTTGCTTCTAGCTTGAACAAGCGGGGCCTTGCTTTCCAATACGAAAGCCGGGCCCTGCCCTACCGCATCGAGGCTATCTACACACCTGACTTCATCCTGCCCAACTGCATGGTGGAGACCAAAGGACTGTTCAGCCCCGAAGATCGGCGCAAGATGCTGGCCGTAAAGGCCTGCCATCCTGACGCAGACATCCGCCTTTGCTTCCAAAACGCCAAGGCCAAGCTCAGTAAAGCGCCACGGTCTCTGACCTATGGCCAATGGGCTGACCGCCATGGCTTCGCTTGGTGCGAAGGGCACATCCCTACTGCCTGGTTTGATGAAGGAGAAGCGCAAGTCCAAGTTCCTAAAGCATGAGCCGTGCCCGCAGTGCGGCAGCAAGGACAACGCAGCACGCTTCAGCGACGGGCATCTGTATTGCTACAGCTGCGATGCGGTCATTGAGAAAAGCCCCCAGCCTGAGCGCCTGCCCCGTTACCAACCAACACCTGAACCCAAAGTGGAGCTGCTGAACTTTGTAAAACCACTGGCCCTTGAGCGCCGTGGCTTGTCACTAGACACGACCAAGCTGTTTGAGTACGGCACCACCACACACAACAACGAGCTGGTGCAGGTCGCCACCTACCGGGACCAGCTGGGCAAGAAAGTAGCGCAACACCTGCGATACAAGGACAAGCGATTCAGGTGGATTGGATCAACCAATCAACTGCA